TTAATTGAAATAAAGTTTTCAACTAAAGCACTAGCTTCTTTAATATTGGGGTCTGCAATATCCGCTTCTTGTTGGAGCAGACCGTCTTTGATATTATTTGGATCACCACTAACTAAAGTTGCACGAAGAATAGTATCAATAGACCAGGTTGCTGCAGAGGGTTTAATAATTTGGTCTTTAGGATAAGAAATGCTTACTTGCTCACCATAAAGCAACTTAAACAAATAAGAGATACTAAAAGAAGTTCCTTTTGTGGAATAAAAATCTTTTACAGATTTAATTGCTGTACGAACATCAATTTTTGTATAATCCAGTTCAGGAATGTCTGGCAAAAACTGTTCTGTATACTTATCCAGAAGTCTCTTTACAAATAATGCATCGAGACATTTAACTTCGGTATCAACTGTTGCAGTTGCAGCAGATGTATTACTTGTAAATATTGCGTTTCCAGTCTCATTGTAGTCAACAATTCCACTAGCTGCTCTTGCACAACCTTCAAATTTTGCCTTTTGGTATCCAGAACCAGACTTATTTACTTTAAATCCAGTGATTTCATCAAGTCCAATTTCAACAGAAGCTTGGGCAGAAGAAGGACTTTGGATAACTACTTGAGGGGGATTGTCAGCACTATACCCACTACCAAAATTTGTAATATTAATATCAGTGATTTGACCATTAAAGATAGCAGCGGTTGCAGTAGCACCAGTTCCGCCGTTAGACCTATTATCTACAATATAAACGGAGGGGATATCATCATATCCACTACCACCACTAAGTAATTCAATACCAATTACTCGACCATTACCATCAACCTGAGTTTCAAGAACTTGAGCACCAACAGGGTCGATTACCGCAATCCTGGGAGTGGTATCATACCCTTGGCCAGCGTTAAGAACATTAATTGAGGTAATTACACCATTAGTAACAACTGCTTGAAGAGCAGCACGAATTGGGTTATCTCCTGTTGGTTCATCAATATAAATTTCAGGAGCAGTGCTGTATCCTTGTCCACCATCAATAATCTGAATCTCACTAGCAATAGAACCAGAAACGACTGTTGGAGTGCCCAGTATTGCCCCTCCAGGTTGCTTAAAAGTTACTCTAGGGGTAAATGTATACCCACTACCAGAATTGATGATATCAATGGAGGAAACAACACCATCAGTTACAGTTGCCTTCAATTCTGCGGGTGTAGAACCTTGAAGGACTGGAGATTCAACGACTACAGTAGGAGGATTGCTATCACTATAACCCCTTCCACTACTAAGCAAAATTGCATTCTTTACACCATTCACTAAAGCAGTTGCAGAAGAACCACTTCCAACTTCCGAATTAATAGAAACTTTAGGTGGATATTGGAATCTATATCCAGAACCACCAGCATTAATTGAAATTGAGTTTAACTGACCATCATTGTCAATACGAGAATATCCAACAGCACCAGAACCAAAAGAAGGAATGGGAGCTTCAATCGAATATAAAGAAAGGAATCTACCATTCAGAGGTGCATTTTCAAAGATAAAAATATCACCATCAAAATAAAAATCTACTTTAGGAATTAATAATTGATTGTCATAAACCGCAATTACATACTCATCGACAATGGGTTCATACGAAGAACCGTTTCTAGTTACTTTAAATTCGGTTTTACCTTCACCAAAACTATTAGAAATGTTGTCAATGGCAACAATAGTGTTTTCGATAAAACCACTTAAAAAGATAATGTATGTGTTGGCATTATCATCTGAAGCAATTCTTTGTCTTGGCGCAGTCGTAAATACAATATTAGTACCATCGATAGTGTAATCGATATTAGGAATAAGAACTTCACCATAGACACTGACAATCAAGTGTTGTGCCGAAGGTGCTGCGATGGGATTTGCTTGAGAAGTTAAAGCAAATGATGTGGTAGTACCATCAAATAAATCAATGATAGATGCTAAATTAGTCCACTTTAATTTTACCTGGTCATAAGAAATTCCAGGACTTAGAGCAATATTGGGAGAAGCAGTGGTCTTCTCATAAAAAATTACTTCATCACCAATAAGAATTGAACCATTAGAGTCCAAAAATTGGTCAATACTTTCTACAACAATAGTATCTGAAGTTTCAGAGATTGCTTCTACAAGTTTTGTTTTTCCGTCAAGAATACCAATATCTAATTTATCAATATCGAGATATTGAAGAAAATTATTAAGGATATTTTGACCTAGACCCGTCTTTTCTTGAGACCTGTAATAGTACTCAATAAACTTATTGAATAAAGGATACTCAGACTTGATAAAGTCAGGAGTCTGAGCATTGATGGACTGGGATACCTTGTTAATATTCATCTAACTTTAGAAGCAACTTGAATCGCTGAGTGAACCAGAGTTGGTGATGTCGGGAATTTCAAGAACAGTGGGTGTTTGATTGAAATCCGTTGGTGTCAAACTATTTAGAGGAATTGTGGGGGGTGTTGCTGTACCAATCGGGGCAACAGTAATAGTAGGTGTATTGATGTTGATAATTGTTCCAGGAGTAGTTGCTGGAATTGTAGAATTATTCTCTGGAATGAATACTACAGGAACTTGAAGATTATTAGGAAGTTGAGTTGGGTCATTCACAGAACCAATACCAGTAGTTGAGTCTGTAACAGAAACTGCTGCAGCAGGTGCAGGACTGCCACCTGTTGCAATTATATTAGTGGGACCAAAACAAATTTCCCCAGTATCATAATTAACAGTTCCTGCTGTATTATTAGTGTAAATTTTTCTAATTCCAGTATTATAGAACGTTCTTAAATTACCATAACCATCATCTTCAAACTGCTGGTCAACCCCAGGTCTATCAGCGGTTCTAAAAGTACCAGATAATAAAACTGGTTCTTTCTTACAATCTCCAGCATTATCTCCATCTTTACTAGGAGCACTATTGTATAGTGGAGAACCAGTAGAAATACAATACGTATTAGTTTGATTTGTAGTTGGTTTGATATACTTAAGAATGGTAACCTGTAGTGAAATATCATTGATGCAATTATTTGCTAATGATATTGCCTTCTCAAGTTGCTGCGCTCTAAACGTTGAGTTAAAGTTATTGATTTGAGTTTGCTGTCCCCACTCAATGACCGAATCATTAATATCGGTTTCTATTTGAGAAACACTAGAACCACATCCAGTATCATAAAGAGCGAAAATTTTCACATTGATATAAATTTCCTCGGGGTCTAAAATAACTGGGTCAATTGATGCCATTGCATATTTTCTTAAGGAGTTTGAAACTTCTTTTTTAGTGGCATCGTTGAGTAACGACCCTGTTCGTGTTTTAATTACAACGAAGACCTTTCCGTAAACAGGAGGAGATATAGTGTCGCCACCATATGCAACTACAGCAGCAGCATTAGAATAAATGTTTTTAGTGATGGTGGCATAATCTTGTGCGGTCACTGCTCTATATTGAGCAGAGTAGTACCTTGGAGCGTTGTACTTAATTGATTCTACAGTCTCAGCGGGTCTACCTTGCTGAGATTTGTCCTTAACAGAAAGTTGAACGGTTGATTCACCATAAACACTTCCAAGACTATCAATCATCCTACCAATGAAGGAAAATACCTTTACTTCATTTGCTTCTGGTCCAGAAGTAACCAAGTATTCAAAATTAATAACTTCCCCATCGGTCAGTGCTCTACCAACACTATTATCACCAAACTTTACCTCATATCTCATGTCTTCACCTTCCGACAAGAAATATGCTCTAGTAGTAGGAGTTAAATTAGTAATAGTATCAACTCTATTATAGACATCCGATTGAGTAGATGATTCGTTTGGTCTCACTCTAACCGAAAGAGTTTCAATATCAACATCTTCAGACGGAATTTTATAAGTTTGAGATGCGAATGTATTAACTACGTATGAAAAATTTAAAATACTTCCTTCACTAACTAACAAGTTATCAAATATTGCGATACCAGTTGATTGATTTACTGGAACCGTAACGTTTTCCAAGATATTCCAAATGTATGCACCACCAGTAGCAATAGGTCCCTTACTTAAAGTTACAGAACTGGGATACGCACCATTGACTAAATTAGTTTGAACAGTCAAGTACAAACATGCCTTTGAACTAATAATAGACCTAGGAACATAATTTAAAAGTTTTGCAATATTGACAATATTGTCTCTAACTGTTGCAGAAGGCAAAAATGCCTCGTTCAGTGCCATGTTAGCATTGAACGAGGTGTAGTAAGTGTTATATGCCAGTAAATCTATTAGATATGATAAAGAAGAGCCATCAAAATCATAATCCGTAAACTCAGTACGAGTTCGTAGATACGATTTGATTGAAGATTTAATATCTTCAAAATCTAATGCCGTTAAATTATTTGGTTGCATTACTCAGGTCTCTGTAAAACAAATTCTATTGTTTCAACAATCGGTAAACCAACAACTTTGTATTCAATAAAAACATTTAACTTGTTGCCTTCATAAATTGGCGTAACGATTACATTTTCGAGTTGTACTCTACTTTCATACTGATTAATGGTATTTATGATTTCTTCCTCAAGGGCATTAGCAGTAAATGCATCTAGAGGTTCAAACAACAAATCATTTACCCTAGAACCTACCAATGGTTGAAAGGGCTTCTCTCCTGGTGTCGTCAAAATCAAATTTCGTACTGCCTGTTTTATGGCATTTTCATTATTGATTGCAGACACGTCATCAGTAAATGGATTTTTGGCAAAATTAATTGCTAGGTCCTTAAATGAACGGGACCTAGCAAAGTCTTTACCCCCAATTTTCTTTAATGCCATTTATTTGGTAGGTTCATCAGTTATATTTATCGTCCTTGCCCACGATAACGCTTCTTTGCTTTATTGCGAGAAGTAGCAGCATATTTTGTATTTTTACCACGTCCCTGACGAGTCATCTTAGGACTACTTTCGATAGTTACTTTTCCACCTAAACCAATTTTTGCTCGTGCCATGAATTAAATTCCTCCTGTTGTCATTCCAATAAAAACGTTGATGCTTGCTCCAGTAACTACTGAGCTACATGGAAAAGCGGGTGTACCATCCCCTAGAGGGTCTCCAAAGACGCTTGCACGTCTTCCATTGATAAAGACACTTTTCTGTGTTGCAAAACACTTTCTAGAGTGTCCTATGGCAGGTTCTCGTCCTGCTGCAGTACCTATTGTACACCAATGAGCAGGATTTGTCACGGTTCCTGGTGGACAACCATTTGGAACACCAGTATAAGTTACTACCTGAACAGATGGTGTTGGATGTGGAGTTAAAATATCCTGGTCTACAATAGGGGCAGTACCATTAATAAAAACATTTCGGAGTGCTCCAAGTGGAGTCGCTGGCGCTTGTG